GCTATGCCAAGTGCTTAATATCGAGCAGAAAGGCGATATTGACGGTTCTAAGGTGTGGCAAGCGGTACAAGATGGTCTCATTGATGAAGTCGCTGAATATTGTGCTAAAGATGTTGAGCGAGTGCGAGCGATTTACAAACGAATGAATTTCGAGGTGTAGAAATGGCAGAGAAAAAACAATCTCTACAACGTAGAGCGTGGGATTTACTAAGTAAAATCAACGTAAACGATAAAACGGAAACGAAAGGCTCTGGTAAATTTGCTATAACCTACCTCTCTTGGGCGTGGGCTTGGGGCGTACTTATGGAGCATTTCCCTGAAAGCATTTACGAAATACATCAAGATAAAATTATGCCAGATGACTCTGTAATGGTATCGGTAACGCTAACGATTAAAGATGGTGATGAACAGTTTAGTCGCTTTATGTGGCTGCCTGTAATGGATCATTTAAATAGAGCTATCAAAAACCCAACAGCTACAGATATTAACAAGGCGACTATGCGATGCCTTGCGAAAGCTATTGCGATGTGTGGGCTTGGGCATTACATCTATGCTGGCGAAGATTTACCGGTAGATGATGAAACCCCAAAGACAAAATCACAAGAACCCTCTCAAAAATCAACCCAGCAGAATGTGAATTCTACTCAAGATAAATCAATCCTTGATAAGTTAAAAACTGGCTTGAAAGAGTGCGGAAACAAGAAAGAACTTGAAGAACGCTACGCAAAACAAATGCCGTGGATTGAAACTAACCACCCTGATTTGATTGACGAATACAATTCATTCTACGACATCTGTATCAATAATTTAAAAGCATAAGGAAGCAATAAAATGGCTGGAATTAATAAAGTAATCATTGTGGGATTTTTAGGAAACGACCCAGAGATTCGCACAATGCCAAACGGTGAGCAAGTAGCAAACATTACAGTGGCAACAAGTGAAAGCTGGACGGATAAAAACACTGGCGAGCGTAAAGAGCAAACCGAGTGGCATCGAATTGTACTCTACCGCAGATTAGCAGAAATCGCAGGTCAATATCTTACCAAAGGCTCGCAAGTATACATTGAGGGGCGATTAAAAACACGCAAATGGCAAGATAGTAACGGACAAGACCGTTACACAACCGAAATTCAAGGCGATAACTTACAGATGTTAGGCGGTCGCCAAGATGAACCAAAACAAGCGAAAACAAGTAAAAAGGCAAAGTCTGACCAGTTAGGTGCAATGGCTGAACAAGATGATGGTTTTAGCGATGGAATTCCATTCTAGGAGTTGGTTATGAGTAAATTTATTAAATTGACAAATTTTAGAGCTGGTAACGGTGATTTAATTGTAAATGTAGATTTAATTAGAACTGTAACAACATCACACAATGACTGCTCTATTGTTAAGTTTTCTGACGAACATAATGTGGTAGTAAAGGAAACTCCAGAACGCATTTTAAAAATGATTGAGGCCGCAAAATAGCGGCTTTTCTTTTGGGTGAATTATGAATAAAGAACAAGCAGAACACGAATTAGCGGAATTACACGAGAAAGAACGGAGTTTAGAAAAAGCTCTTGAGCTTGTGCGTGAGAAAATACGTGAGTTAGTTAACTATACGGATAAGAACAAGGGGCGGAAATGAATGAGATTAAAGTCGGCATTCGCTATTCTCGATTTGCAGATATTTTTGTTTGCTATTTCTATGTAAGAATGAATAGCAACAATGAATCCGCAATAGAACTAGCAATCAATGATGTTAAAGAAAATTGGATATTATTCGGCGCTGAAATGAGAAATGACATTATCAATATCTCAGAATTAGCATTGCAAGATGTACCGAATACTGATGTTGTTGCTGAGTTTATCCAGTGGGCAAAACACTATTTTGATGCTCCGCAAGAAACAAGCACGCAAAGACCTTTGGTTGATGTTTTGCCGGTGGTTAATATGGCAAAGGTAAACCATAAAGCGGGTGATTGATATGATTGTTTGGGCATTATTCGATAGTGGCAATGGTTGCTATACGCAAGGTGCAGAGCTATTTAATCAGTCAGTCAGTCAGTCAATCGAAATCTACCCTGTCGGCATAGATATTGAGAGTAAAAATAACCATTTTATTAATCTTAATTTAGCTGATTATAGTCGTATGTTTGGCGATAATAAGCTATTCGATGAGCTTGATAAGCTGCCTAAACCTGATTTGATTATAGCTAGTCCACCTTGTGAGAGTTGGTCGGTTGCAAGTGCGATGTGGGGAGGTAATGCAAGCTGGAAACAGGAAACAGGCGCAGTCAATCGTGAATTATCAAAATTCACAGTAAGAAGTCGTGCGGATTATGATTTACCGCACGTCCAATTCAAATATGACCGCTCTTTTCTGAACCGCATTAATGGTGAGCTTTGTATCTACAACACGATAGAAATTATCAAACGATATGAGCCTAAAGTTTATGTAATAGAAAATCCGGCAAGCAGCAAGATTTGGCATTATGTAAACGATATTCTCAATTTTCAGATTCCTTTTGATAATTTGGCGCACTATAACTTGTATAACTACCCTTTGCGTAAACCAACAAGATTTAAGAGCAATATTAATCTTGGATTGCGAAATAATCATAAATCAAAGCCTCAGCAACAATGGGAGGATTTTTCAAAATCATACAATGAAAGATCGAACATTCCACTCGAATTAATAGTGGATATTTACAAAGCAGTAAATCAATATTTAACAAATCCAATAGGCGTTCCAAGTGAGCGCCTTTTGTTTTAGGAGAAGGAAAATGAAAAAATTTGACCTAAAAGCAGCCTTGAATGGTGAGCCTGTAATGTTGAGAAATGGGTATAAAGCCTATATAAAATACAACTTACTTGACGATATTAAGAGCCTGAATGTAAAAGTGGGAATGTACCCATTAGTTGGGTATAGACTTGAATGTAATTACATCAACAATACATCTTGGAATGTGCTAGGTATAGCAAAATATCGTGCGACCCGTGAATATGACATCATTGGAATGTGGGAAGAGCCAAAGATTAGCATTGAAGATTTACCTAAGCCGTTTAAGCCGAAAGAGGGCGATGAATACTTCTATATTAATGGCGGAATTATTGATTACAATGGTGAATTCTGGAACTCAAGTGATTTTAATATCAAGACCTCGAAAAGAGGCGGATGCTTTCGCACAAAAGAAGATGCTCAAAAATGGCTTGATTTTATGAAGAGTATGATGGAGTAAGTATGAAAGCATTTAAAGAATGGTTGTTATATATACTTACAGGCTCTTTTGTTCTTGCTGTTGCTGGAGCTTGGATAGGATTGCTCTTTGGTGCAGCGTGGAAAGTGTTTTGCTGGGTGATTGGATAAGATATTGAAAAGAATTGATTTACATTGACACCGCCCATACTTCGGATTAAGATGTTCTCACTTTCAACAGAAAGTCGGGATCGCAGTCCTGAAAGAATAAGTGGCGGTAGTAACGATCGCCTAATGGCGATTTTTTTATAGCCGAAATCTAGCAAATTAAAACCTTTCAACAAGGTGGGATCGATTTGATCCGTCCTTTGAAAAGTTGTCAATGATGGGCTAGGTAAGGGGGCGAAAGCCCACTGGAAGTTTAACCGCTTATTCACCAGGACTGCGAACCTTGCCTAGTTCATCACCAGTAATCGCAGTTGCTCGTGATGATTGAATTTAAATTCAATTTAGAGAATAAGCGTATGACAACTTTAACTTTTCAAAATACTACTCTTTCGGTTATCAACCAAAACAATCAAACATTCTTAACAGCAAGTGATTTGGGCAAGGCGTTAGATTATTCCGATGCCGATCGTAGTGTTCGCAGACTTTATACCGCTAACGCAGACGAATTTACCGCAGAAATGACCGCACTTGTGGAAATGAAAACCGCAGGCGGTATTCAAAAAGTGCGTATCTTCTCATTGCGTGGCGCACACCTAATTGCAATGTTTGCTCGCACAAAAATAGCTAAAGAGTTCAGAAAATGGGTTCTTGATATTTTAGATAAAGAGGTAAGAAAAACTACCGCACTTTTACCTAACACTCTCACCCCAGAGCAACAACAAGCAATTCAATCTGCCGTGCAACAAGCACACCATAGAACAGGTTTACACTGGCAAGAAATTTACCGTCAGTTGAAATCTGCTTTCAAGGTTGCTAAATACGACCAAATTCCACAAAGCCAATTCGGAAATGCGATGGCGTTCATTATGAACTTACAACCTATTGCACTTCCACCGGCAGAAGAAAGATTTACTTTCGACTTAACAAAAGAAGAAATCTCAAATCTTACTCTACTGTTATTCTCGCACGGGCAAATGAATTGGTTATTGGGAAAACTGGTTAAACCGTTAGAAGTAATTGGCTCGTCATATAGTCCGACAGTTTACGGACATCACACAGAATACAAGCGTTACTATGACAAATCGTTACCACTAGCGAGAAAGCTCATAGAACCGCTTAAACAAGCACACAGAGCCGATTTTGAACATTTGCTATATCGTTTATCGGCTAACTAAAATAAATCGTTACAACCGCTCTTATGGGCGGTTTTTTATTTTTAAAAGGAAACAAGCATGAAAAAGGAAAAAATTATTGAAAAGCTCGAAAAGCACGGGTTCGAATTTAACCTTGATTGGGGTTTAACTCTTGGCTTTAAAAGCGACAAAGCATCAATTATGTATAGTAAGCATAGCGGCGCTGATATATTGTCAATATCGTTTAATGGGCAAGCTAATGAAAAGAAAGCTAGAGCGATTATTAAACAAATATTTCCTACCGCTAAATACATACAGCAAGGTGTTGTATTAAGTGCTAGTTATTTCAGTATTGAGCCTCTTAATTAATAATAGCTATTACTGGAGCTTTTATGGATAAAATAACTCTATCAGAAAAAGCGGAAGAAGAAATGTCAGAAGCAATTAAAGTGATGGCTGTTTCCGCTTTTACAGAAAAAAGCCAAAACTTAATTCCATTGGAATATGTAGCGGCATTAGTTGGCTGCAAATACCAACGGACTGCGAATGTAATCGTTAAAGACCCGACATTCCCAAAAGGCGTGAGACTAAGCGAAAAATCACACGCCAGATGGATAGCTGGCGAAGTTATTCGCTGGTGTAGAATTAACGCCAAACGCATCAAATAACCTTTCAAATTTCCCACCATTGGCACGATTCACTTCTGTGGTATAATACTCAAAACAAGGATATTTTTATCAATCCTTTTTAGAGCAACTACGCCATAATTACGCCAAAAGTTAAAAATCTCTTTCAAAATCAATATAGAAAGAAACCGACCCTAGGCACCACAGAATTTATAAGCTCTGAAGTTGATTCAGGGCTTTTTTATTAGCTAAAGTAAATCAATATGACAGAACAAAACCAA